TGTTCATTATCTGTTCTTGGTAATTCTAAAAGATTATTCTTAAGGTGCTTGCCTAGTGCATCTGTTGATCCGAACAGTGGTGCCATAGAGGCAACACCAAACTCAGCATCCATCTTGTTTGATCCTGTGTAGTGCTGAACTAAACGGATACCTCTAGTAGCAAGGAACTTATTGATTTCTTCATCTTGGGTTAAGAACAACTGAAAGGCGTTCTTCTCAATTACCCAGACTTTAGGATTGTACTTTTCTGTCCAACTGAAGATTAATTCTCTAATAGCCTGTGGAGTAGGTGCTGGCATACGGCTTGCATCTAGCAAGTAGCGTTTGCTGTTTGTACGATCTCCAGCCAGTACGACTGAGAAAGTATCACCACTCATAGCAGGGTCCATAGAGCAGACGATGTATTGAGAGTTTAATTCTTGTGGATGACCAGGAGCGCCTGGGATAAGCGGACCTACAGATCGCATACCTGCGACTGATCCTCTTACACACTCAGGTGCAAAGACGGCACTTGATTCAACATCTTGTTGCTGGTAAACCATCGCCCAAGTCTTAGGATCTAAAACTCCACGACGTTTCTTAAGGTTTACTCCATCCCAGCGAGGATATAATCCATTCTCATCTGGTGGTGTTGTGTCAGTAGCCCAAGGGCGATCTGACATAGGCCAAAGGGTTTTCCACTTGGTTGGGTCATCATTAAATTCTAAAACCGCTGGCATAGCCAGATAGGTCCAAGGAGACTTGTCGTCTGGATACCGTTCTGCGTTACGCATCTCTCGGTATAGATCTAGCGGATCTACACGAGTGCCTACTACTAGAATCTTACCAGTCGGACCAACACGAGTTAAAACTTCCTGTTGAATCCATCGGATCTGTTTTTCGTATTCATTAGCGTTGGCTAAAGTAACGCAGTCGTCCAAGATGATTAGATCTGCACGTGCGCCGTAGATCTGACCACCAATACCCAAGGCCTGAAGTGTGGCGTCTTTTTCTCCTGAGTCACGCTCTAGGTAGATTGCGTCTTGAGTCCACTTCTCAGAGGTAGCCTTGTAGCCCTCTACTGGCGCATAGCGCCTTTGAAGATCAAAATAGTTTGGATGGGTAAGTCTTTGCTTAACCGCATATAAAAATTCTTTGGCCATTGACTGAGTTTTAGAAACCAACTTGATACGTACATTGGGATCTGTTGCAATCCGATAGGTAACATAGTCAATTGAGACTGTCATAGACTTGGCGTGTTCTGGCGGCATATTCACCAGCACGTAGTTTGGCATCCCTGGCTCGTAAGTCATATTCTCGTGGAGCCAAGCAGGTTTGCCTTCGTCAAGAAGGCTGATGATGTTTCTCTGATGAGGGAAGGTCTCAGATGCTAGATAAGTTTTGCGGAAGTCTTCAAATGAGATAGAGGCATCTTCGGGAGCAATGACCCCCTTACGATGCCTCACCTCACGGGATAGGTCAATCGCTTTTTTAAAATCTGGGTCTGAAGATCTGTAGTACTCATAAGACTTGACCGACTTACCAACTGCCCGACAAGAATCCTCAACTGTGTAGCCTTGGTTGATTAGGTCAATAATCTTTTGCTTGGCATCTTGGCTGGAAAGCGAGGCCCCTGGGGCTAACTTAAATCTGTTGTTATCTGATGGTTTAGATTTAGACATAACTATCCCATCTCCATTAGGGCATCCGTCAGTGGATGCCTTTAGGGGTATTCGCAAGGCCTACAGCCTTGCTCTCAATTGGTGAGTGAGTGTGGGGCGCAGCCCCTAAACGAACGTTATCGTCTCACTAGGCATCGTTCGCTTAAGGCTCACTCTGCCGTGAGCCGCCGTTAGGGAAGTTTCTATTGCGCTGTAAACTTCCCCTACTATATACTAAGGCGGGAAATTTGCCTTTTATCCCGCCCTAGAGCGTGTGATCTTTACCACACTGTAAATTATCAGTATAAAATACTGGGTATAGCGTAAAAGTTTTTTTATTTGCGTCTCAGATTGTAAGACGGTATCTCAATATGTGAGACAGATATTAGGGTTTAGAAAAAATATATTGGTGGATAGTACGTGAGGGTGGTGCGTGAAATTAAAAACCCTGGGGTCATCCTAAGGTAGAGGGTTAGAGTTTGAGCCGATATATTTATTCCCACAATCCCCAGTAATCCTACTCACCAGTATTTTTTGCGGGGGTTTTCTCTCCCATATTCGCCCGTTTAATCCCGTTAATAGGGCAAAGCGGGGCGTTAATGGTTCATTAAGCAAGGTTATTGAAGGCGGTGCGGGCGACTATAAATCCCACCACTACCCGCCACTTCTCCCCACTTCTCCCCCCGCAACTAATTCCAATTCCCCCTATTTACGCAACACTTTTGTTTCTTAATTCCCCTTCAAGCCGGTGTCCGATTTGCCCCTTTTGTCGTGTGGCGCAACTAACACCAAATCTGCTTGACAAGCCTAGCCCTGCGTGGCATAGTTGTCCTTATCAAGCACAAGGCTTGAAAGTATGAAGGGAAACAAAAATGTTCACAGTAAAGTCAGGAAATATCGTAGTAGCAAAATGCACAGATATTGAGGCGGCGTCTTTAATCGTAACAACTTTCTACCCTGAAGACGGAAAAATCTTCAAAGGTAATTCTCTAGTTTGGACAGAAGGAAAAGACGGCACAGCCTCAGACAGTTACGACAGCACAGCAGATATAGTCTATTCAAGAATGGACAAATTGGCACAGATTAAAAAGATCAAAAACTCATAACAAGGCGAAACCGCCCGCAAGGGCGGTCTAGGGGTAAGTGCCCCTACTGATGAGCCTAAGATCAGAAAACGGAAGGATTTACAAAATGGCATACGACTCAGAAACTCAATCCAATCACCTTGTATTGGATTTAGTAGACAATATGACTTCATTTACAGATTTTGATAATGCGGTCAGCGTGCTAATTGAGTGGGGCTTAATTAGCGAAGGTATTGGTGCTATTGCACCTGAAATGTGGAAAGAAGCAAAAAACTAGCACCACCGCCCCCCGTCCGATTAGTCGGCGCAGGTTCACGACCTACGGGGTGGCACGCAGGGCGGGAGATACTCGCCCCGTTAAAATCCGAAGGGGGATTTTATGAATCACAATTTAACAATTCGTGGACGAAACGGAAGTTTCTACGTTTCTGCGGGTTGCTCTTGCGGAGAGTTTTCTTTCTTTCGCAACTTTCTAACTCCAAGAGGTGGCAAGACCGAAGCAAAACAAGAAGCAAAAAGACAATTCACAAAACACAAAAAGGAGTCCAACTAATGAGCGTTAAAGAATTATCAAAGGCGATAGATACCACCGCCCTACTAACCGAAGGCGGGCTATCCTTCCCCGTCCTAATTAAGGACGCCAAAATCTCTTACGGGCAAGCCCGCTTCCTAGTTTCCCCTATCGGGGGACGGGGTGAGGTTTGGGTAAATCAGGAGAGAGTAAAGGCGATCTAATGAAAACCTGCGCTATGTGTTTGAAGGCTACCCATTACGGGATACAACACGACAACGGCAACCTGCTTTGCTTGGAGTGTGTAGATCAGATTAAAGGGGCGCACATAAAGGTTCACCACTTCGCCTTTTAACCGCTTCTCTCGCCCCTCGTGTCGCTATTGACACGGGGGCGGGGGTGGGGGCTAAAATATAGCAACCAATTAGAATCTAATATCTTGAAGGGAGATTAGATTATGGCACGATTACAGGACTACGAAATAGAGCAACAGTTTAAGGATTACCTAGACGATTGCTACCCACCCGTAAAGTTTGGCGATATGGAATACCTGCCATCTTACGCATTAAAAGAATTAGACCCAATCGCTTATGATGTATGGTTTTGGGATTACCAATCCAATACAGAGTGTGATGATTGTGATGAAATGCTAACCGATTGTGCTTGCCTTGATGAAGTGAGTGCATAATGCGATCACGCAACTACTACCGCACCCGCTCAATCGTGCGAGGACTAACTTACGCCCTCGCCCTGTTCGCCCTATATTGCCTAATGCTGGTGGTATCGGCGGGAATTATGGCGGTGATCTAATGCAATACACGAAGCAAGATTTAACCCGTATGCAAGAGATAATCGCATACTCAGCACAAGACGCACACGATAATCAAGATAAGGAAACTTATCGCTGGCTAACTGAAACTATCGGATTACTAGAAGGACTAATAAAAAAGGCGGTGATCTAATGAGCGAAAGAGATCCACTAAAAAACACATTTTGGAATCGTCCGAAGTGTGGCAAATTAAACTTAGGGGCTTGGTGTCCCTGCGATAAAGAGAAGGGGAAGTGATGAGCGATTTTGAAACACTTGCCGAGTGTGATGATTGCGGTGCAGTTGCAGAGTGGAATTACTGCGCTGAACATAAGGACGCAGACTTTACCTGTTATGAAATGGTTTGCATTGCTTGTGATTGGCGGGCAAAAGATTGCGACACAACCGAACACGGCGAGGTGATCTAATGAACGAACAACTAACAGACCTATTGCGCCAAGACGAAGCCCGCACCTGCGAATTGTGCGGGTCTGATTGGTGGCGAGTATTACACGAAGGAGACGAGAGCAACTGCTCGTGCTTAGAAAATGGGTGGAGTGAGTGTTTGCGTGTCTGCGCTGAGGAGTATTGTGATGGCGTTGCCATCATTAAATAGGCGCAAGGCGTGGAGTGATCTAGTTTACGATTACGAAGCGCAAGAGTGGATCGTATTCTGTCGGGCGTGCCAACGCTTGACGGGATACGCCCCCACCCGTAAGATAGCAAGGAAGCAACGACTAAAACACACGAGGCAATCCTGCCTCGGTGGATACTAAAACGGAAGGAACGACTAATGAACGACACAAGCACAACCGAGCCGACTATCAACGACTTAATTAAACAGGACGAGGAGAGCGGGCTTGATCTAATGGCAAGCCTTGTTGATTTATCGCACCAACTAATTAAACTAACCAACGACACAAGCACAACCCCATTGTGCGGGGATTGCTTACAATCTATCAAGGTTTGTGGGTGCGATAAATGAGTTGGGAATATAAAGAAGCAGATTACACGACGGCAAAAGTATCGGCTGAGTGTTCTAATTGTGAGCAAGAGTACGAAGGTGAAGCAGAGTTTGGGCAGGGTGTTGCTTGCTGGACTTGCCCGAATTGTAATTACGACAACGAAACAGAAAGGGATTAACTATGACTACACAAGAACAGTTGGACAACTTAACCGCAAGCGTGGGTAACGCCCTGCGTGAAGCGTGGCAGAGTGGCTACGACATAGCACAAAAGGAAATCCTAGCCGAAGCAATACACGCAATACAGATACGCCAACAGACAAGTGCCAATCCCCACGCACTAGACACGGCTATCGCCGTGATTAAAGGGCTAATGGAATGATTTACACAACCTTAGTAATCCTATCCGCCATAAGCGGGGCATACCTAGCCGATCTATTACACGATAAGGAAACAGATTGTTAATACGCCCACAGGCTAAAGCCTTATGTAAATCCCACCCTAATCCTGAGATGTGGTTTCCTGAACCCGATAGATATTCCAAAGGGGACGAGGACAAACTACAAAAACTAAACGCAGTAGAAGCGTTGGAGATATGTTCTGAGTGTCCGATTAGACAAGCGTGCTTAGATAAATCCTTCACCTCTATTGAAACAGTTTATTATGGGATATGGGGTGGGTTGCTACCCTTTGAAAGACTTAAGGCGATTGGGCGACAGACTAAGGAATTAAAAGTAAAAAACTATTATCAACTAGAGATACGCAAACTAGCAGATAAACGTGGTGTCCCACGCCACGAGGCTGGTGAGCGTAGCGAAAGGAACATATGGCGACAAGACTTTTACTACGATCAAGAAAGTGCTTAACCTTACTGAGTGTAGGCATACTCTTTATCTCAGCCGTAGCGTGGCAGGTAGCCCCGTTTAAGGCTATCTCACACCACTTGTGGGCGACTACGACACAACCTAATATCACAATCAAACAAACGAAAGCGACAGCAAATGAAAAAGAACAGAATAGAAAGACGGCACTCACTTACGCTAGTGCAGGGTGGGGCTGGACAGGCAAGCAATCCGAGTGCCTACTCACCCTTTGGACCCGTGAGAGCAGGTTTGACCACCTCGCCCAAAACATTGACGGATCAACCGCTTACGGAATTGCTCAACGACTTGGAGAAAACAGTAGCGATCCTGACATACAAATCCTCAAAGGTCTTAGATATATTAGAGCAAGATACACAACGCCTTGTGTTGCTCTTAAACACCACAACAGATACGGGTGGTATTAATGGGTAATTATTTAGGCACAACATCTAATCTTTTATACAGCCTTACTTGCAATTGTGGTTTAACAATTGGGGCAAACAACGAAAAAGGATTACGCAAACTAGTCCTGCGTCATATAAACGAAGGTCAGATTCACCAATGTTGGAAAGCGTTTTATAACATTGAAACAGAGACCGAACTACACAACATCCTTAAACTAGGAAAGATATTTGATGACAGCCAAACCGACTGAACTACGCAAACTAGTAGCCCTATTAGAGGGTGAAGCAGAGGATGTAGAACAGTTAGCCAAGTGGGTATGGAAACTAGTAGAGGATTGCCTAGCCGAGCGTGAACAGTATGTAGTATTCGCTGTTCACCCTAAACTCTTTGGTTTAATCCAAGCCGTTGGTCCATACGCAACCAAAGCACAGGCTATGAAGGATTACACTAAACGCATACACGCATATGACAATAGTTCATACGCTAGGTTGGCGTTGCTAAGAAATCCTGATAAGATATTAAGTGATTGATCTCCTGTCCCTTCCGTCGTGGAGATCAAGGTCTGCTCCCTCACCCTTCCGAGGTTGAGCGACAAACAAAAAGACCCGCCTAGTCAGCGGGTCTTATTTGTTTTATGCGACTTCCCCTTCGCACAAACCTATCGCTTTGGATTATCCGTACTGTAATATCCCCCGCCAACAAACTTAACTGGTGGGGCTGACCACACACGGCGCATACTAACTACACAAGCATCACAAGATGGTGTCGGTACATCCATATAAACTGATGACTCAACGATCTTGTGCGTGCCGCATTGATCGCAACTGAACTCATAATTAGGCATTGTTAACCTCACAATTCTTTACACATACCCAAAACATTTCATAATAGCCGTGATCTTTTACTGCCCTAATCTCACGACGACACAACGGACTGTGTTTACTCTCCACTATATCTCTCCCAAGGATTGTCGCCGCCTAATCTATAACACAACCTACGCAACGCACCACGCACCTTACGATCAGCAGTTGAGTCTGATATCTCTAGGCTAGTTGCTATCTCAGACAGCGTAAGGTTCTCAAAGAACCTAAGTTGTAATACTAAGCGATCTTGTGCGTCAATCTTTTCTAATCCCTTACGGATATCAATAACGCTGGCGATATAGTTGCCACCTTCAGCAGGGTTGCCACCACCTGAAACCTTTGGCTTAGATGTATCTCTTGCCTCTGCTATCTCGCCCCATACATAAGGCAGGATCTCAGTTAATACTGCTGGCGTATAGTAAACCTCATCACGCAACTCATAACCAAGTGATTGCGCCTTGCGCTTGCGACAATACTTATCTGCGTGTCTGTTCAAAGTCTTTGCTAGATATTTGATACCACTCTCACGTTCGTGCTTATCCTTACTAGGATCAAGCCACTCTTTAACCTTATCCTCACGCTTGACGCACCACACAAGCAACTCTTGACGCAAGTCAGACACATCAAAGTAAGTTGTATATTTGCGGTGAACCTGACGAGCCACAGTTGTGGCTATGTCGGTTGCTTCATCAAGCCAAGAGTTATTCACTTGGCCAGTTGCCATCCAACACCATCATTGCAATTGCTGAATAGTTAAGTAAATCAATAAAGGAATCACGCAGTGATTCATTCTCAGGTTCAGCACCGCTATCAATTAGGTTATTGATACGAGCAATCTTATCGTGCATACGCACACGCAACCCATTAAGCGGACCACCTGGTGCATCAGAGATATTCTTTGGACCGTAGTCTGCTTGCTTGCTAAGCAATAGGTTACCAGCAGAATCCATTATGTCCCATACTGCTGAGATAAATTCGTTGCTCACTTTGTTGGTGGCAACTTTACTGTTATCGTTGTCTCGTCCATCTTTACTATCATAAAACCCAGTTCCATTAATAAATTCAAGGCCATAGATCTTTCCTCGTCGGTCATATTTCATCTGCTTCCTCTTTCCCGATTGTCTTGGACTCTTTATATACAAAATCATTTGTTCTATCATCTAACTGATACAAAGCGTATGAGATGGTATCATTTGTAATTTCCATCGGCAACTTAATCTCATCAAGAAACCAATAGGGCATAGGAACAAGGCCCCCATCCCAAGGACCATTGATATATGTTGGAGACTTAGAGCCGATGACCTAACTCCACATCAAGATAACCAATCAACTTATTCCTATGCGCTCTATTAGCAAACTCAGTTGTAGATGGCAGACGCTTGGTACTCCAAGCAGGTTCTTTCATTGAGTGTAAGTTAAAACCAAAGACACCTTCAGGTGTTGAGTTAATGTACCAAGGTGTTGCTGACTTAGCCTCAGCCTTTTCCATCAAATGAAAGTACTTTGCATACTCAATAATCAAGGTAGGGTAGTGAGTATTGCGGGACTTAAGTTCAATAAACACATTGTAATCATCTGACTCACAATCAAACTTATTGTATTGATCTGACGCTAACTCCAAATCAGGGTAGTAATTCTCTTTAAGATACTCAAAGAGTTCCTGCTCTTTCATTACTCTGTTTGGCTGTATATCAGTAATGGTTCACCGCTTTCAGTATCGTATTGGCAAGCAATAGACAGGGCTGTCCGTGCTATTAGTGTTGCGGTTGCTATTGATTTAGGTTGAGCATAGGTAGCCATAGCACCAAGGGCATAGTCGCCACCTGATCCAAGTGCATAATAACCACGACGATCTTTGGTCCAAGAGTAGTCATAACTCATTGCATATAAATTGCCATAGACTGCAACTAATATATCTGTACCGCCATCTCCATCTTTGGGAGTGTAGGCATTATCTGCATAGCATTGTTGTAGTGCTGGTATAAATCTTGATCCAATAAACTTATCCAACTTGTAACTAGAAGTGAATGGTGGTGGTTTAGGATAGTTAAAGTTGTAAGCCAAGATATTTGTTGGTCTAAAGTCTCCAACTGTGGCTATGTAATAAGGGCCACGTTTAATAATCTTGCCCAAGCCTTTGGCTGTTGACCAGATGCGACCATTCTCAGAGACCTGAGAGTCAGCACCTAACACACACCAACCATCACCTTGAATACCTACAACGGTACTCATATTTTGTACCCACAATTACTACAAGATCTGTGTGTAAAATAACCATTTGAATCTTTTGGTCCTAAAATCCAGAAGTATTCTCTGCACCAAAAATGTTTAAACCTATTCACGCAGCAACTCTTTCGCTGAACCAATCAGGTCCGTGTTGTAATAACACATCATTAACATCTGCATTAGGTGGCAGATGTACAACTGTTGCTTTATCTAATTCTTCTTTAATCCTTTTAGCGAGTTCTTGGCCAGGATTGCGACCATCCTCCTTGACATCATTGTCCGCAAAGATAAGTATGCGGGAGTAAGGCTCAAAAAGATTCTTGAACCAGGGTTTCCACTGGGATACACCAGCCACTCCAACCGACGGTATGCCAACGACACCCGAAAGAATGATCGTATCAATCTCTCCCTCGCAAATGGCGATAGTGTCGCTATGCTTATGCAAATCATTAACATTAAATAGCCCAACCTTTTGACCTGTAGGCCAAAGATACTTTGGTGTTCCATTATCTAATCTCCTAAACTTCATACCAACAACACCTGATGGTGTCATATAAGGGATGGATAACATTCCTTCGCCAAGTTCGTGACCACTAGCAGGATCAACTACGCTTCCAAGCAGGTATGTATCTGCGACTTGCTGGCTTATTCCTCGCCCCTGTAGGTAAGAGGCTGTCGCCTCGTTGCGTGACTTGGAGTATCTTTGCGCTACGTCCGTTAGCAAGTTGCGTTGCTTTTCGTTTAACATCGTTGAACCCCTTTATGTTTTCTTTCGCTTTAACTAATTCATATACATCACCAACAACATTACATACCAGGCAATTGTAAACCTGTATATCTAAGTTGTAGGCTGCACTTGCGTGTGCGTCGTCGTGTATTACACACTTGCAAGCAACCCAACCGTGCCTATCCTTCACATCTACACCGTAGTGTGTAAGGATTGCTGCAAGGTCAGGCTTATTCTTGATTGTTATTCACCCATTGGTCTAGTGTTTGTATTACCCAAGCCTGACTCAGGCCTGCATTACTGCGCTTTACTATTACATAAGATGGTGGTGCATAATCTAAGCCACGAGCCTTAGCATAGTTGTCTGCCTCAGTTGTAGCCTCACGCCAAAACTGTGGCAAATCTAATTTAACTCTAGCCTTTAACTCAAAGATCATTGGCTTACCTGCTACAAAACAAACGATATCGCCTTCATCATTTGCCCCAGCCTTAGATAAACGCTCT